GGTTCCATCTTCAATCCGGTCGAACAAGTCCTTGATCGACTCCGCATCGCTGTAAGGCTCAATCGGTATTCCAGCGTCGCCAAGTCCACCGCCTCGCTGATCGAGGTCAGCTCCGGCAGAGCCGAGCGCAGGCTGATCGACGAATGGGCCGCTAAATAGTTCGATATTGCCACGTTCTCCAATAGAAGCGGCGCTATCAGCAGATACGCCAGAATCGTCCTGGCGCTGTACCCCTTCCCTGCCAACTGCTGTTCCAGCACTGCCAGTGCTTCGAGTTGTTCCTCTGGACCCATCTTGAACAGGGCCTCCCACTCTGGGTGGCGGAGCGGCTGCATTTTCGCGATCTGATTCCAGATTACTGTCGCTATCTGATACATCACTCACCCCCTCAATACTGTTGACATCAGCCGCTTCGACCTCCGTCGCGCTGCTCAATTCGTCGGCCACGTCGGCCAGTCTTGGATCGTACTTGGCCGCCATGTACCAACTTTTCAGGTACGGGCGAACTACATCCCCAAGGTCGGCAAGCATGGCCTTCGCAAACGTCGCAAACGTGCGCGCGCCGCGTTCAATGTGCCACCCGGCCAAGGTGATTCCGGCCTGCACCATCTCTGGATCAAGACCGGAGTTCAATCGGCCAAGCCGTGACTTAAGCAAGGCCCTCGCGCGTTCCGCTGCTTCGTCCGTGAAGATCGTGTTGTCGCTGGTGGGATCGGCCTCTGCGGACGGCGCCGCAGGGCCGGTGGTGCTTACATCTTCGGGCTGCCCTTGTACGGCACGCCGCTTTTGTACTCCATCGGGCTTCCCATCTTGCTCATGCTGCCCTTGTACTCCATCTTCCCGCCCTCCTTGCCCATCATCCCGCCCATGTACTCCTTGTCCTTCGGGTCCAGGCTCGGGCTGCGCGGTACGCCGGGAACGGTTCCCATGTCGGTCTTGATCTTGTCGAAGCTGTGCATTGTTGCTCTCCTCAGTAGTTGCCGCAGATGCGGCGGGTTTGGGCACCGGCACGGCGCCGATTCCCAGTTCCTCAATATCCGCCTGCGCTTGATCTTTCGGCAGCACGGGCTTATCACGTTCAAAACGCAGACGCTCACGGTCTATCGGCGTGGCCACAGGGATCAAGCTGCCCTGCGATGGCGCGCGCTCAACCGCCGGAGGACGGACGACTGTATCGTCCGTCAGCTTTAGCTGTTCTCTCTCGGCCCGATGCTCACGACGGTCAACGGCCCTTCGATCTTCTCCAGATCGCTCCACTGAATCTGTAACGCGGAAGACATTCGGGTTGACGAACCTGTCGCCTTCAACCTTTTTTCTGGCGTTGTCGTGGGCGGCGTCGTCTGTTGTCGCTCCGATCCCAAACCGGAACGGGACTCCTCTGATTCCATAGTCGATACCTTCTGGATCTGTTACAATCAGGTCTAGTCTACTCGCTTCCTCTGTGAAAGCATCAACCATCCCTTGCGCATGTTCGGGCGATACGTCCGACAGGAACGCGAATTCATCCCCGCCGAACCGATACGCCCTCCCTTCCGCCGCCTTATCCATTGCGGCAGCGAAAGCCTTCAAGATCACATCGCCACCCGTCTCAGCGAACTTCGTGTTGTAGCCCTTGAACGCGATAATGTCGATGAACGCCACACCTTTGGCGTTCGGCGCATCCCGATTGAACGCCCACTCCGACTTGATCCGGGTCTTTGCGTCGGTCGCCAATTCCTTCTCAAGTTCCTCGATTCGCGCATCCTTGCGCGCGATCAGCGCGTCGGCTGCTCCTTCGTCGGCGGCGGCTTTTGCGGCTCCCTTCGGAATAGCGGCCTCCCCTCCTTCCGCCGCCTGAATACCCCTTCGATGATTCGGATCCGTTGCTCTCTTGTCAGCGCCATTGGCCTTCTCCAATTGGTTCATGAGACCGCGCATTGCGATCCCTCGTTCTTTCCCGCTGAACTCGATCTCAATGTCAAGAATCTGCCGTCCCGTTCCGCCAGCCTCAGCGATACGGTCCGTGATTTCGGCCAGCGAAAGCGCCTCTTGTTCATCTTGGAACGGCACGCCTTCGGAAAGTTCCTGCCTGCGAAGTTCGCCCAGGGCCTCAGCACGCGAGTGTTCATCGAACAACGAAGCTCGGTTCATCCTCATGCTTTTGGCTAAATCATCGTCTTTGCGCTGCCCATCGACGAACGATTGCGCCATGTTCTCATTGTGCCGAATCCCTTCAATTTCCTTCTGCGTCCCAATGCCACCCATGGTAAAGAACTTGCGCCCCTGGTTGAGCGATTCCATCACCATGCTCAGCACTTCGTTGTCATCGATCTGCGTCTCAGAATCGAACGATTCGTCAGGAAAAAAGTGTGCCTCACGGACTTTTTCGGCGAAGTCTGCAAGCGTCATGCCCTCGCCTTTCCGGAACAACACCGGGCCAAACGGGCCAAACGGCCTATTCCTCCGTTGCGCGTCCCTGGTGCGCCACAGGGCAGGATCAACCCCTTCCTTTCGGAATGCGTCACGGTCCAACCCGCCATGCAACGCGGCGAAGTCGAGCAGATCATCATAGTTTTCGTCGAAGTCTTTCCTCGACCTCTTCCTGCTTCGGGCGACTACCCGCTTCGGGAGACCATAGAACTCCGGGTCTGTCTCCGGATCTGGCCGGTCTTCCAACACCGGTATGGGTTCAGACAGGTCTTCAGGTTCTGGGATAGATGTTCCACGCGGAACATTCGGCTCAACAACCGTACCTGACGCCCTACCAGTCGGGCTTGCAATGGGCGATGCGACCGGCGTCACCGCTTGGGTCGAGGACGCGGCTGTTGCCGTCCGCGCTACCGGAACCGCAGGACTATTCAACTTCCCAGCGAGCAGTTCATCCGCATTCACGGCGAATCGGTCGGCGATCCTCTTGGCCAGTGCCTTCTTGCTCGTGGCCTTCACGGCCTTCCCGGTTTCTTGCCGAATCACTTCCATTGTCGAGTCGAAGGTAGCCTGCGCTAATTGGCCGTTCGATAGAGTAGACCCTTCAACAGGCCCACCCATGCCAGGGCCACCACTACGCAAGGCGCGCTCTTGCTGTCTGCCAGCATAGTCGCTCGCTGCTGAGGCTACCCCCGTGCGGTCTACAAGAAAGTCACTCGGGGTCGCACCACTCACCGGCCCGGCCGGGATAGGCATGGCGGAGTCGATCAAGGACTTGTTCGACCGGATTGTCGCACCACTCACCGGCCCGGCCGGGATAGGCATGCCCACCTTTGTCGGCGGAGGCGCGCCATCTTGGTCGGGAATGATGTTCCCGTCTTCATCGAATGTGAATGGTCTACCGCCACGCCCTCCAAACTGATCCCTCACTCGATCACCGGCATCTTCCGGGTCGATTACGTCTCGCTGTGGCTGTGGGGCATCAAGATCGGAAAGACCACCAACTACCGCCGGCCCGACGCCGCCTAGCGCCCCAAGTGTGAACTGCCCGAACGCCCCATCAAACGGGTCGCGGGATTGCCCTGTAGCAGCATCCGCGCCAAGACTTTGGGCAACGCTTTCCCCGACTTCCTGTAGTCCTTCCAGCGGCACATCGATAAGAGTCCCACCAACTACGCGGGAAAATTTGCTCGTCCCGAAGACCTTCCCAAAAACCGCTTGGGCTGGCTTCGAAATCAGGCCGCTGGTGAGCATGCCACCAAAGGCGCCAGCCGGTGCAGCGTAGTCAAACGCCTTGTTCCCGGCTTCGCTTGCCAATTGTTCCTGCGCTTCACCCCAGGGAATGCCTTCGTTGATGAGTTCGCGAAACCGAGGAATGCCAACCAGTTCTTCCTCTTTCATTTTGGCGACACGGGTTTGCTCATCGTAGCCAGCGAACCCGCCCGTTTGGAATCCACCGAGCGTCGCGCCAGTCACAGCCGTAATCGGTAACGATGCCCCACGGGTCAGGACTGCGGCGGCAATAATTGGCGCCATGTTCCCAACCACTTTTGCTCCCTGCATCCCAAACCCGAACAAAGACGGGTTCTTCCCGAAACTCCACGTTCTCGGGTCCAAGCCGCCAGAAGGTTCAAACCCCTCAGCAAGCGCGTTCCCCTCCGGGCTTACCAGCTTCAACTGGTCTGCTGCCGTCTTGCGAAGATCCTTCGTGAAACCGGATTCCACAAACGGCTTATCCCGCGACCTGCGCAACGCGTGAATCCGGCTCGCCATAGCGGAAATAATAGGGTTAGGATTTATCAGCCCAACGGCATCGCCCACAGCATCAAAAACCGACCCGTCCCCCTTGAATCGCTCAAACCCGCTGGTAATCCCAGCAACACCGCGTAGTGCCTCGCCGCCAATTGTATCCGCAATATCAGAAATTCCGGTCCCAACGCGGGATAGCAGGCTTCTGTCGTCTGTAGCCGGCTCGAACCGACTCGAATCGAGCTTAACCTGCCCAGCCTTGGGCGAGTCCGCGAGCTTGAACCGACTCGAATCGAGCTTAAGCACTCCGTCCTGCCCAGCCTTGGGCGAGTCCGCGGGCTCGAACCGACTCGAATCGAGGCGCAACATCATCGGCCCCTTGGATCAGGGATCATTCTGATCGATGACGGCGGCGCATCGGTTGTGCCCAGGCCGTTGTCGCTGATATCGACAAGCTGCCCACCGATGATTTTGAGCTTCTTACCGGTTCTCTTGTCTAGAACCACTGCCCCTTCTTCTGCATCGAAAGTACTACCGCCCCCAAGGTCCCCCCCGTCCGCAGCGAACCCACTATTTCTTGGACCACCGGGCGCAGCAGATAACCTAGGCTCTTGCCCAACAAGCCCCCCAATAATGTTCAACATCGTCCCTGCTTTTTCCTTTATTTCTTCCGGAGACATGAACTGGCCTTCCGGGCTGGACACGATTCCCCTGATGAGGCTGGCTGCCAATCTTTCACGGGCAGCATGGGCATTGCGTTCGTTACCGAAGTCTCTCACCGCCGCAGCAACTTCATAAATGTCCATATCTTTGAACTCGGGAATGGTTGCCATCGCCATCTTGACCTCGTTCTCAATCCGGACCCCTTCCGTAGTGTTCCCAAACGGACGCTCCTGTCTGCCACGACCCACACCACCACTAGTGATTGGAGTGCCATCTGGCCCAAGAACAAGACTTGCTCTCGTTCCATCGAACAGCAATTGTTCGCCGTTTGGCCCGATCCCGTACTGTGCCATGGGTCTCCGTCTGGCTGCAATCTCGCCAAGTCGCAGCTTGTGCCTGTAATCGGTATCCTCCCTCGACACGGCGCGCTTGTTTTTATCTTTGCGCTCGGCGATGCCATCGTCTGGGTTGACGACCTGATAGAACCCAGGCTTGCCAGTCTTCTGGTCGCCCCAGACCGCTGCCTCCCACCCACCGGCAGGGACTTCGCGGCCATCGGAAGTCCGAATAACGTAGTTGTCTTCGCCGGCCTGATTCAAGGATGCGCCCGGAATGAACTGATCCACCAACTCATTCAGCGAGCCAATGTCCTTTGTCGCATAAGCTCTGCCAAGCTTGAGAATCGCCTTCTCCCTGTCTCGCTGCGTCTTCCGCTGCTCCCTCGCATCGCGCGCGTCTGGTAGCCCGAACTCGCTCCGGTCCGCCTGTTGCTGGGCAAACTGCTGGCTCTGCTGGTCAAACAATGTCCTGTCCATTGAGTCGAGTTGGGCTTGCCGCGCCTGATCTGCGGCATAGGTTTGCTGTTGCAAGCGCCGGTCCTCTTGCTGATTCTGGAAGTCGAGCGCCTGCCGCGCCCCAGCAGCACCCGCTCCCAAGCTACGTCCTAGACCGAATGGCATGACTGGCCTCCGAATAGTTCTGTGATCGCCCCTTTGTTACGCCTCACCTTCTGCTCTACGCGGTTTACCATGGCCTCGACCCGCATGTCATTGAGCATCTCGAAACGGGCCTGACTCATCGGGGTTGTGTGCCCGACATGGCGCCACAGCAGATCGCACACATGAGCAAGACCAAGGTCTTTCGACCGAACCAACAATGTCTGCTCGCCGAACGCTGACAACACTTCGACCGCCTCCTGAAACCGCTCAAGCATGTCGCAGATATGCTGCTCACTGCAACCCATCTTCCTGGCTTGCGCCGCGAACCCATCCGGCTGCCTTAGCAGGGCCACGAACCGAGCGGTCGGGTATCGGTCGATAACCTGTTCCGTGAACGCCATGATCGCCGTATCCGCGCACCCAACAAACTCTACTCCTGTGGCAGCCATCTTGTCGTCCAGATCGTCCAGAGAACGGCACCCGAGCAACGGCTCATGCAGGCATAGCCCACCGTCGTAGCTCAGGAAATTGGCTACCCACGCCGATCTCGACCGAGGAAGACAGAAGACGACGAATCTCATACCAGCATCCCATAATTGTTCCGGGCCACACGCTCCGGATCGCCAATGTTCCTCGCCCCCGGACCGCCTACCCCACGTCCGCCTCTGTACCCGCCGCCATATCGCGGTAGACCAGGGGGAACCATCGGGGAACCACGGTCAGCGATGAACCGATCCGGAACCGGTTGCCCGCCCTGAACCGGTTTCCCGGTCGGCACTTGCCCAGGGCCAAACTCGGTCAACGGCCCATAGTTCGGGTCGGTGATTCCGTTGTAATTGAGTTGATCGCCAGGCATGCCGGGATATGCGTTCAGCCCAGGAACGACCCCTGGTCCCTCAGGTCCCGTCATCGGGACCCCAAATATTGGTTGGCCGGGAACAGGGTTTCCGGCGAACGGATGCCCACCGCCTGGAAGCTGTCTCCCTGGTTTGCTCTGTGTCCCTGGTTTGCCAGGCTTCGCCATGCCATACCGTGGCTTCCGGTTCCCGCCTTTCTTCCCAATCTTCTGGTTTAGCGCCTGAACAGCGCCAGTCAGGGTCCCGACTTGGTTCACCAAGTTCACTTGCTTGCCATCGCTGATCTCGCCAGGAGCGTCCTCCGCAATCGTCCCGATCATCGGCTTGTCCGAGCCTTTGTAGGCGTATGACGCAAGCGGCGTGTTCGCCACAACGTCCAGGGCGTCGTTCGGGTCGTAGTCCTGTATCCCGTACTTGGCTTCCTTGGAACTGGTGACACCACCAGCCCACGGACCAGGGGCGCCACTGGCAGGCGGAGGGAAGGCATACCCACCAGCTAAGGGACCAACCGAATTGACCGGTGTTGACGCTGGCCCACCGAACAACTGTCCCCATGGGATTGATCCGGCCAAGTTTCCCCACCCAGTAGCATTGTCTGCCGACCGTTGCCCTGCCGCCGCAGCTTGTTTGCCGCTTGCAGTCGAGGCCGATCCAAACCCGCTTGACGCTCCGGCCATACCCGCCCCAGCCGCGCCAATCATTCCGTTTCCAAGCCCAAAGGTACCGGTCATGTTCCTTAGCTTCTTGTCCTGCGCGTCCACCCGCGCCCGATTTCTTGCCAGCACCCCGCTCTTGGCTTCCTCCGACCCGATCCTGCCCAGCGTCGTCTGGAACGCACCATCTTCCGGGTTCATCCCATATCGTAGCGCTCCGCGCTTCATCGACTCCCTTTGTGCGTTGAACGCGCCGGAGTTGTCGGCGGCAATCGCATCGAAGTCTGGCCGAATATCCGCCCTTGATAAGGCGATGGACTCCTGCGCCAGCGGAAAGAAGTTCGCGTACCAATCGCGATACTGCTGCTCGGCCATTTCGGCTTGGCGCCGGGCAATCTCCGTCTGCGCCTGCGTCGCAGCCGTCTGCGCCTTGATCGCTCGCTTTTCGGTCTTGCTCGGCCCACCGAATAGGGCGCCAGTGACAGCACCTAGAACCGCACCACCCGCTTGAATCCAAGGCATGTCTGCTCTCCTTCAGCTTACTGCGACTAATTGTATAGCAACCATACTGCTTGAGTCATATAACACGGTAGGAATTGGACGATTACCGGCAGTGGCAGTGATCGTCACGCGCATTTCAAAGTTGTACGTTCCTGGTGGCAAGTCCAAAACAGCTATCTCCATATTGGAAAATACGTAGTCGGTTACGTTCGTCCAATACGTCTGGCGTACAACGCCATTCGCCAGGAACTCGGTCCTGGTCGTCTTCTCGAACCCTGATACTCCCGTCGTAACAGTCGCCCTGCCCATTACCACAACGGGCACTGTCGAACGTCCAGGCACCGCGATAACCGTCAGGGTCGTTTGCGGGCTTCCATTCGTCGCCGAACTCCCTACGGGGAGAGTAACTGGGTTCCCACGGATGAACAAGTTCCCATTCCTGTCGAAATAGAACTTGGCGTTATCTGTGTTCCTGAATCCAGACCCGGCCCACATGAGGAAATTGTCGTTTCCGCCAATCTCTACTCGGTTCGACCCAACCCCTCCAGCCGTGCTGAAGCGCCCCGTCCCAGCGACTTCCAGGTCACCTGACAACCGCAGACTGCCTACGCCGTTCTGATCTACCAAGAACGTGAACACCGTATCCGATCCGCCAGTCGGCCCTTTCCCAAACCATAATGGAAAGTTCGACCCCTGCGTTCCATCACCGTTTATTTCCAACCGCGTACTCAAGTCCCCACGGGTTGCAAACTGGCTGGAAAATACCCTGTTCGCCGTGACAATCCCCGCCCAAACGGACGTGGCATTGATTTCCCTAGCTCCAATCGTTTCAGCCTGAATCGCCCTTGCCAGAAGCGTTCCATCAACTACCAACTGACCGTTGATGCCAACGGTTGGCACCCCGTCTACCGTCCCAATGATGAACGGAACCACTTCTGGCAGTGTTGATCCTGGCTGACTCGGATGCACCACGGCAAACCGGTTCGCGCGAATGACGAAGGATGAATCGAATGTCGGGTTCGGTGGATCATCCAGCGGATCGCCTGGACGCCTTGTAGCGATGAACCCAAAACCGGTGATATATCCGTCAATGTCTGCCTTCACCGCGTAACTTGCTGCTATCGTGTCGTCTTCGCTGATCCGGATGGCCGCTTCTTGCGCGATTGCCACCTGAAAATCGCTCTCAACGTCCCGCAACGCAAGCAACACTTGGTTCCTGACATTCTGGACCCGCAGCCCGGTCGGCGATCCATTCGCGTTGAGCACGTCCACCAATGGCACGGGCACCAGGTTTCCGGCCGTGTCGTAGTAGAAGTCCACCAGATTGATGCGATTGCCAAGACCAATCGCCAGTTGGTCTTCCGCGATCATCCCCTCCAACACACCAAGGACATACGAAGGGTCGGCGGCCGTTGTCCCGACAACACCGCGCCCGGACGTTGCCGGCGTATATAACGAAGTCTGCGGTGGGCCGTTTGGGTCACTCGGAAGCGGATAGCCGATGTACCGCAGCCAGTAGTACCAAGTCACCCCAAGCCCAAGGTTCTGGTGGACAAACACCGCTCCGGCAGACGTGCCGACCAGAATCGCGTTCGCGTCGAACGTCGGAATCACCAGCGGATCGATCCGCTTGGCAGCCCAAATCTCGGTGTAGGCATATTCGACCAACCCGGTCGGCCAGTCCCACAGCACCATGATCCCATCCCACACGGAGCGGGTCCGAATGTTCAGATGCCCCGTTGGCGGACCGTTCGTTCCGGGCGGCGTAGGGTGCAGAAAAATCGGCGACGCATTCGGGCCGCCTGAACCTGATCCAGAACTCCGGCCAGCCCCTCCCGTAACCACAACATCGGCAATCCCTCCATCCTTCAGGTCGCGGAACGTTACCGCAGCATCCAACAAGTCTCCGCGTCGCCTCAGCAGTACGTCCAGCGCTTCCTTGACGGCAAGCCCGTGCGTCTTGTCCCCAGGATCAGGGATATCAGGGATACGGGTCTTGCGCACGCTCATAGCGCGATCTGCCGAAGCTCTTCGATGGACGTGGCCAAATGCACGGCCTGAATGTCCATCACGCCAGTGAGCCGAATGCTCCATTGACCGGCCAGATACCCACTGGTAAGAATCATCGGATCGCCACTCGTTACCAGGTAGCTTTCCGACACGTCGTCGTGGGTTAATCGAACCGTAGTCCCAGACCCACCACCAGCAGGAAACTGCTGGAATACCTGAACCCAGGCGAAGTTAACCTCCTTCGGCAATACGAATCGACGCGACTCCCATGTATATGTCAGCAAGTTCACGGCATCGAACCGATATAGCCGTCTGGTGCTTTCTTCAACACTGTCGCCATTCATAATGAACAGTTCGTCCGATTCCCTGTTCACGGCCAACGCTGAGGCCCTCAACCCATTCAGAACTTCCAGATGCGACGATATATCAGTACGCTGCTGGTTCACCATGTTGAACGACAACAGCATATTCGGAGACCCACCGGCGACCAGCATCCATATCCTGGTATCTTGATATTCAAGAATCACTGCCGGTTTCGTGAATTGCTGAATGAGTGCCTTCCACTGCGGCGCACTGTAATACTCAAGTGTCACGTTCCTTGGACCGGACTGGTCAAAGGAAATCAGCCCAACGGGCGACACGTAGACCACGGAATACCCCGTAGAGATGGAAGCCCGTCTGTGGACACATGGGAACACCTGATCGGCATCTCTCGGTGCAACCGAACCAGGGTCAGTCGCAGAGGCAATATATGGCACAGAATCGGTAAGAATCACAATCGTCGATCCAAACACTTGAAGCGAAACGATGTTGTGTTCCAGCGTCTTGATGTAGTCCACCGGCCACGCATACGGAAGGTACGGTTCAGACAAGTACAGCTTGTTCCCGACGAACCCCACCAGAAAACCATTCGGGTGTAGCACAATCCCCTGCAACCCAGGCGGGGGAAGATCGTAGTTCTCCGTCGGCAGAATCTCCCCGAGAGCGCCAGTATCCACGTCATCGACAAAGGTCGCTTGCGCAACAGGAATCTCTGCGACGAATTGGTATTGCAAAGCGCTGGTTCCAGACACGGACCGGTAGATTCGCTTCTTCTCGACCGCGAACTCAGGGCCAGACCCTATCGTTATGGCCGCTCCGGTGGGCATGGTAATGGTCACCGTTTGATCGTCGGCGACTGGGACAATCTCGGATGCAACCGACTGCGGCCCCTCTTCACCGAACTTGTTCACGTAGGTGAACACGTAGATTCGATCCGTGAGTTCCGTCTCGGCATAGGCCCTGGTCCACTTCATCCCAACCGTTTGCACATCCGTCGTCCATTCCGACCCGTCTACGGAATCGAGCTTGAAGTCCTTGTCGTTCACGATGGAAACGGCGTACTGGCTGTTGTTCAGTTCCGACCCATCACCCGTCGCTGCCATGCCGGACAAGATCACCCGGTTGGTGTTCTTCAGTCCGTGTTTCGTCGCCGTAGGCCCCTCGCAAAGAACCGGGTCCGTCTTGGTCATCTTCGCAATGTCCCCAGACGGCGGCGCAGATGCCGAGACCGTGGGCGCCGCCTGTGGCGGCGGAACCCCCAACGGGTAACTCACCGCCGGCCCGTCGAAAAACGTCGCAGGGTCCGAGTTCCCCATTGCTTCAAACTTCGTGGTGAACCTCGGCCAGACCGGATTATCCCCAGTGTCCCCACAATAATAGATTCGGTAATCGTCCCCTAGCGAAGTCGAAACAATCGGCGTAGGCCCCTTCACGGCAGCCACTTCCCCGTACCACTTCAACCATTGCGTATCGGTCATCCGGAATATCGAGTTCACTACATCGCTCTGGAACCCATACGCCAGGTTCTGAAGATCAATGTTCCCACGAGCACGAAGATTCCCACCCTCGAAACGGCATTCTCTGGCAACCATTCCGTGTGGATCACGGAGTTTCGACCGGTCTCGGATCGGGGCAATGCCACCGAAATCGTTGATGACGATAACGGTCATCCCTGTTCCTCTGGTAGAGGCTCAACTGGTCGGCTCGCCAGCGCCGCAATGCACTCGCGCCCAACTGCCTCAACTGGCCCCTTGGCCGATTGCGGCAAGAATGCACAGTAGTCAAGAACGAGTTGGGTCAGCCATTTCTCCGCTTGCTTCAGGTCCATCACTGCTCCTTGACGAATACGAAAATATCGGTTTCCTTCGTTCTGAGCCCGACGGTAATCGCCTTGACCGTCACCTTGTACCGGATCCCACTGATCCCGCCACCAACCCACACCTTGACCGTGTGGTCATTGATAAGGTCGAAGTCTGGCAACGCTTCAGGACCAAGGACAAGATCGTTCGGCGATCCCGTGTTCCCCGAACTCACCACCACGGTGACATTCGCCGCAGCCGAAATCGCGTCGCCACCGTAAGCCTCGAAAAACTCGGAGCCGAAGTCAACGTCGAAGTCGAGCTGATCCGCAGGTTGTTTGATGAATGTCCCAATGGCCATGGCTACCTCACGCCGGAACGATGAACGTGGTGTCCTGACCAGGAACCACGAAGCTGGTTTCAGGACCAGGAACAACAAACTGCCGACCGTCCGCAGCTGGCTGCCTGCTCCCGGCGAACGCATCACCCGTGGTTACCGCTGTGCCAACCATAGCGGCGGTAATGACGATGGCACGATTCACTGTCGTATCCACTACACCAGCACCCGACATGTCTGCGCTTATCGGTTTTCCGCGCAGAACCCCACCGTCCACCACACCACCACCGTCGAATATCCCAGCGATCTGCCGGAGAACGAAAACCGTTCCATCCGTCACAGCACCACCGACGAAAGACCCGACCAACGCGGCAAACCGGGTAGCCTCCCCAAACACCGTCCCAGTCCCGCTCAACGCCCCAATGATCGCCTTGGCGCGGTTCACCAGTACGGAACACACTCCATGCCCAGCAAACGCTGCCACCAGCTTGATCCCGCGCTGTACAACCGTCGCCACAACACCAGACCCAGCGAATGCGCCAGGAGGCGCAAGCGCCCGAATAGGCTGCTGTGTGGCTACCACACCAGACCCAACGAACTCGGGAAATCCGTACACACCGATGACGCCAGCATTGTCCAATCGGACAGAAGCGCCAACCTTGCCGAAGCCAGACATCGATGCAGCAAGCTGCCGGTTTGCGGAAATACCATTGACCACGACCGCTGTGGCCCCAGCCCCCGACAATGCCTTCGCCCCAACGATTCCCCGCTGTACCGTCGCAGCAGTCGAGCCAGACCCGCTGAAGGTGGGAAATATGTAATATATCCGAACGGCGAAGTAGTCGCACCATACCCGTGCGTTATATTGTCCGACATTGCGGAACCGCAAGACAACCATCCTGGTTCCACTCCACCACGCTCGATCTGAGGGGATCGAAGGCGGGCCCCAATCATCATTATTTCCACCCCAAAAAAGCGTACCAAAACTAGTTACTAGTGGGTCTCCTTGTCTGATCGCAGAGCCGTTAGCATGATTCCTGGAAAATATAAGTTCAGGGATAGTAAAGGATGCGCCCAAATATATTTCCGTGTCGATGATGACGGCATCAGCAACAGGTGGTAAAACCACACCCTTCGCCCCAACAGGAACAGTCAGAAAATTACCGGCGAATTCCAGCCCAGTGACGTGCGCGCCGATTGGGACGCTTGTCCCGGAGAACGATACCTGAATGTCAATTGTATCTTGCGCATTGTCACTTGGATTGGCCGTCCCAATGAAGCCCCCGCCAAGAATATCGGCATAAAGCCCGTCATTCGGAATAGCCAGCAAGTCCAACGGCGCTTCAACGAAGCCTGGCGAGCTATTGCCATTCGAGACAAATGTGTCTGGCGTGATCCAACCAGTATTCGCCATGCTTTCCACTCCATCGCTGAATTGCCCAGCCCAAGAAGCCCCGACAAACAGAACTGCTGCCCATGCAATGCGCATAATCAGGTAATCGTTACGGTGAACGCCGCAGCGGCAACCTTCGGGACATTCCCGACAGCAAAGTTGATCGAACTCCCAAGCGTCTTGTGGTACAGCATGTTCCCGCCGACCGCAGCATCGAACACTGCGAGCGCAGCCAGTGTGTGTGCCGAGCCAGCGACCGCCACAAAGGTCAGGAGCGCCGTATTGGCAATCACCCCTCCCGCCGATGCGCCAAAGGTTACCTGCTTCCGCAGATAGCCTGTGTGAGCGAACTCCGTGCCACCACCACCACCCGTCGGCGCAGAACTGAACAGGCCCATGTAGATGGACGCCGCTCCCGTGTGCGCCTGCCCACGAAACGCGATGTTGAGCACCTTCTCCGCCGAATAATCGGACAGCCCCCCCGTATTGGCCAAGGTGACCGTGATTCCACCTACATCAAAGATCGGCACATCGTTGATCGCATACGCCAAGGTTGGGGTCAATGCCACCCACGCCAACAGATTCCCGACTGTGGAAGCATCGAAAATGCCCAGCGCAACCACCGTAACCGGCGCGCCAGTCACCGCCGCATACGTCAGTGCGTTCGAGTTTGCGATGCTCTGAGAGGCAGGAGCACTGAAGCTAACCGCCTGCCGCGCATAGCCAGAATACGCGGCTTCCGTGCCGCCACCGGCATCCGTTGGTGCGATAGTGAACAGCGCCATGTACACCGCTCCAGCCCCGGTATAGCTCGCCGCACGCGCCAATACTTCATTGGCCTTGTTTTCGAGGAAATCAGAAAAATCGGTCCCGCTCATGGCCTACTCTCCAGTAGATTGTGAACTACGTTAGGAATCTCGCCAGCAGAACACGATAACGCCGGATCCACATCGATGATCGAATCCAATTCGCCGCTTTCATCGAAGATGCCAATGCCGGATATGTCAACTTTGGCGCCCACCACAGCATCAAACACCACCCTGTCGTGTTCCATGATTGGAACTCGTCGGTACCCATGATACTCGGCCTCAACCAGCCCCCCATTCGATGATGCCACCATCAACGCGACGTACTTCTTGCTCATTTCGGTTCCTCCATCAGAATTGACGACGGATCGCAGGCCGTTCTTCGGTGTATGCGTTGTTCATGGCCCCAATCGGTTTGATCCGCCCTATGGCGGTGTGGAACAAGCTCGTGAATCTCACTCCCTGGACCGGATCGCTCCACCGTTGCCCGGCCATGGATAAAATCTGCCCCCTGGCCCCCAAGGAAATCGCATCGGCGTACCGGTTCAGAATATCACGGTCAATCTTCAGTGCCGTCCAGGTAGGTACCAGGGCAACCCGCAGGATAATCCCTGTTTCCGCATCGACTGGAATCGGAACCAACCGCATCTCACCTGGAGCCTCTGGCGTACAAGCAACCGGCTGGCCCGTCATGGCCCGCCAATCCCGATTCTCCGTCGCCAGATTCTCCATGCTCTTGATCGCTATCTCCCGGCGCGGCGCCTGAACAGACATGACCCGGTGAACCAGGACCTGCGTGCTCGGCGACTCGTAACTCAAGATCGGATCGTTTGCCCCGATGCTCGATTCAATCGTGTCCTGCGAAGCATTCGTTTCCGAGCACAGTTTGTGCGCAGCCCACCGCAGCCAATCGATCGCCGAGGTCTCATTCAACCCAGGAAACTCGGTCGAAATCATCCAGTAGATGTCAGATAGGGGGGCTAAGGCGATCATTGCGTTGTCTGCCTCTCCTGCGTCCGCCCATCCGCCAACTTGTCAGCGCCGAGCAACCGCTCAATTTCTTTGTTGAACTCCAACATGTGCGCATCGGATGTTTGCGCGTAGGTAGCGTCCTTCGCCCAACACCTGGCCACAACGTAATGATACAGCGCATCGCGTAGCGCATCGTCCACTTCGAGGTTGTCTGCATTGTTGGGGATCATCGAAACCTTGGCCCTGACCGATGCCCCAGCAGCCGCTGGCGGATACACCAGAAACGTCCTTGGCTCGCTTTCCGACGGCATCCAATACATGATGGTCACCGCCGGAGCCTCCGTCATCCAATACGGCCTCTGTGTGTCCAACTGGTCCTTCGCGATCCGACGAATCGTTTTCCCGACTACCGATCCCGTCCGGTTCTGAATCACATCCATGATCCTCGATACCATCCTTGTGCCCGATGGGTCCGTAACAAACTGCTGTTCCACTCCCACCGCGAGTGCAAACGTAGCGTAGGTGGTGGCCCCATGCCCTGGAAGCCGATCAACCGCCAACACCATCCCATCCAACAAGTACCGCTTCCGCTCGGCACTCGTCCACCGAACACTCGCTACGTCCTGTAGCGTGTCACCTACCCTGGTCAGAATGTCGGCGGTGGTCAAAAGAACACTCATGGTCACACCCCGAAGGTGTCGGCAATCGCATCAACCAGATCCCGCTTCATGTTCGCGAGATTCTTCCGCTTGTCCAGGTTCACGTCGAAATTGTCGATCCCGTAGCCTTCCAAAACATCCTTGTCCGTGATCGCCTCAATCGCCGCCTTCGCAGCATCGAACGGCGATGCGTACAAGGGTACAGCTACTGGCGTTCCCACCACAGCGACATCGCTCGTCTTGTTCACCAACCGCATCGCTTCCGCATCCGAAATCTCCTTGAGCGGATTTCGCCTGCGGGCCGCAAGCTGCGGCGTGCCATGCAGCACTTGACCAGTCTTCTCGTTCTGATAAAAAGTCATGATTAGCCTCTTGAAAAAAACCCGGCTGCCAGGAAACAGCCGGGCATGAACCCATGGAACGCATGGGCACGATTACGCGAACGGACGAACCGGCGGGCTGTCCATCGGAATGAACGGCACGAACACGTCAAAGATCGCCAGATTCGCACCGGCATCATTGAACGTGATCTTGAGCGCCCCGTTCGTCGCGTAGAACTTCCCGTTGGTGTACCCGGTAAACACGTTCGGAATGCCCTCAGTAAGGGCATTCACCCCGCGAGACCGACCCAACACGTTCAGGTTGGCGTTGTCGTGGTATCCGGCGGTGTTGTCAGCATCGCCAATGTCCACCGTCAGAACGGCCCCCTCAGCCTTGAGTACGTTCAGGAAGACGCCTGAAACGAACGTGCCGGCCGGCGGGACAAGGATGGTAAGAACGTCCCCAGCACCAAAGGACGAAATCCCCTGGTTCGCGGCTTCCTTCGCCAAATCGATGCGAATCTGGTGCAGACCGTGCCCAACAGCATTCGCTGCCAGGACGCCGGACTCGCCAATGGTGTGTACATATGCGGTCATGGTGTACTCCTTGGATTGATGAAAGGATTAGCTGTCGGTGCTCAGCGCCGGACGCACGATGGCCGTGCCAAACGCTTCGGGCTTGATCGTCTCATGCCCGTAGACCGTAAGGCCACGGAAATAACGACCAACCCAACGCTCGGAAACACCCGAATGCGTGTCGGTGAACTGCGCCGCCCAGGTGATCCCGGACATGTGCCCGAACGGAATGTACGTCACCGTCGGGGTCGTGGTCGTGGCAGTGGTATCGACCACCGAATACAACTGGTTGGTCTTGTAGATGCTCCACCCGTCCACGTCACCGGTGAACCCGTTGCGAAGCGGGCTGATCGTTCCGGCCCCAGCGATGCTCGCGTCCTTCAGGTCGCTGGTACGAATCAACGCGGCCATCCACGACGGCAGACACAGCCAACGGTTCTCGGTCGGCAGCTTCGCTTCATCGGCAACCACCGTCAGATCGGTGATGAAGTCGATGATGTTCCGCTTGTTCCCGGTACCGCTCGGAGCATTGGTCAGACCGACATGGTTCGCACCATTCGCTCCGCCCAACGCCCCGAGCTTCCGGTTGCGGTTGCGGAAGCCCGCGCTGTTGCCCTGGTTGAAGGCGTCCGCGTCCGCGATGATCGAGGCAAAAAAGTCCTCTTCCACCGCTTCGGCCGTCTTCGCGCCGGCGTGGGTAACACGCTTGCTGGTGAACTCGATGTCCGCCTGCTTCTCGTCCACCGCATCTGTGCGGAACGCCCACAGCTTCGCCTTGTCGATCAACAGCTCGCTGATGCCTTCCGCCGGCAGTTCATAGTTGACCTCCTGCCCCTTGACGTAGTTCGTGACGGAAATGTCCGGCAGCGAACGAATCCTCACCGTGTCGCCCTGCGCCTTGATCTCGCCCTCGTAATCCGAGTTGGTGATCGAGGCGAGACAGGTAACCTCGTAAAACTCCACCAGCATCTTGCCCGACCATACCTGTGGGATCAGGACGCCAGATTGCTGGGGAAAACCACTTGCCGCTTGAACGCTCATGTCGTGTACTCCGAATCGAATGGTTTGGGGTTCGGAGACTGCGACTACCGGTTATCCTCGGACGATTCGCCCTTCAATGGATGCCCGCTCAATCGCCTTCTCCTTGGCGTCCCATTCCGCTTTCTCCTTCGGCGTCAGTGGTCTCGATCTCGCCTTGGCGGCTGCCGTATAAATCGTGGCAACCTCAGACTCGGTGAATACCTTCGCTTGCGTGAGAGGCGGAGCGGACGCTGCGGTAGCACCAGATGGCGCCAACCGTTTTTCCAATGACTTGATGATCGGCTCCGCCTTCGCTTCAGCTTTCGGCTCGCCAACCACTCGCTTGAACTCACCATAGATCGCGGCCACCCTCTGAACGTCTTGCCGTGCAATGGCATCGTTCAGGTGCTCGCCCCACGCAAAACCAGTCGCTGGATTGATCGCGTGCATGTACGGCTGAAACTGGTCGTGCGCCTGAATCTGTCCCCAGTCAGGAATCGCATCGTTCACTTCCGCCGAAAACGAACGCTTCGCCGTCTCTCCAACCTTCGCCGCCAACGGCTCGACCGCCTTCTGAATCTGCCTCTTGATCGCCGCAAGGGCGTCGGGGCCGATCAGCTCGGAGTCTTCTTCTTCCGTCGCATCGGGAACCGGAGCCGTACCGCGCTGACCCAACTTGCTGGTCAACGTCACCACATCATCGCTCAGGTCCACCACTTGCTTGTGCAGCGCGCCAATCTCGGCGTTGTACTTCCCGGCCAGTACGTCATACCTGTGAACCGCCTTCTGCAATTCGTCCTTCAGCCGATCGACTTCGCTCGGTTCATCCGGCTTTACCGGAATAACCTCGTCAACCACCTTCGGTTCGGGTTCTTGAACGACGGGCGTTTCCGTCTCCAATTCACCCTCAGGCTCAGGCTCAGCAGGCTCGGGTAATCCACTTACCCCTTCCTGCCGCCATTCCTCAATCGCTTTGTCGGTCGCCTCTTTGATCTTCTGTACCGCCGCTGGTAATGCCATGAGTATCTCCGGTTTGCCCAGCCGTCAATTCGCGGTGTTGGGCGTTGTTCGCTGTCCATGGTCTTCCGTAGAGCCATTTCCAGCAGTGTGACAATCCGCTTGTGCGAATCATCGAATCTTGTCCGCAGCGCATGCGCCAGCGGATCGCCTCATAATAGATCGTTTCGGCGATGTTCGCCGAAGTTTATGCCAGTTGCCTGCATTTTGTCAACCAATTCGTCAATGAACTGAATCACTCCCTGCAACTGCGACGCCTCCGCACCGCACGCTACCACATTCACCTTCGATAGCTGCGCCATCGCCAGCTCACGCGCAGGGACCATTACAGCTCGAAACAACTCCTTCACCGCAGGATCGCGTGCCACCATCTTCAATGCCCTGGCCCCGTCTTCATCCGGCCGAATAAACGCGCTCATGCCGGCAACTCGTTTGCCATAGGCATAGAAATACCTGTCCTCACATCCTGAACAGCCCGATCCTCCCAATCCAATTTCCCCAGCGACTTGGCAATCGGCGTCGCCAACTCCCGCGCCACCAGCGCAATATCAGACCATTTCAGCAGCCGAGGAACCATCACCCGGAACGCAGCCCCTGAATCCGCATCGCCACGCCGGCAAACGTACCCGGCAATCTGCACGGCTCCACCATCCGGGATTCCACTGCGATCCAATGCCATCGCGACAGATATATTCGTAGGGATATATGCAGCAACGTCCAGGGCTTTCAATCGCGCCCGGTCATCAGGGTCAAGAATTGCCAGAAGCTCGTACCGCAGCTTCTCGCGGAACTCCTCAAACTCCCATTCTGGATGCTGCGCCATTTCGTAGCTCATGCCTGCACCCCCCTGTCAACCCCGCCCATCACCGACCCATCAGGTTGGGTCGCAACACCCTGCGCCGGTGGGCCACCAGGCGCCGGCGTCCCATCCGGAGACATGCCGACAGCAGCAGCAGCAGCCTGCTTCGCCTTGAAGATGATCTCTTCCCGGTTCGGGATCGTCTTGTTAAGATTGATCCCGTCAAACCCTTCCAGCGCCGTCCGCAGCAACTGCGCGCGCCCCTCCGGCCCCATGATCTGGATGTCTGTGGGGTTGTTCGTCGCTTGCACCAGCTCGTTCAGCCGCACCCGCTGCGCCTGCCGGTCACCGAACGCCTTCGTCCCCTTCACCAAGATATTCATGTCGCCATTCAACTCGGGATCGTCCGGATTCGTCAGCACCAGATCTGTATGCAGCCGATCAATCAGCCCAGACAACGCCTGATCGATGTCTGCCACCGTGTACTTGAACGTCCGAGTCGCCATCTCCGTCAGCTGCGCCAGCCCGCTCGACGTGTCGCCAGCGCCACCCCCATTGCTGATCCCCGACATGAACGACGGCAGCCCAATCACCGCGTCCGCTACCTGACTCACCCACCCGTATACCGCGATATACACCTGCGCATTGATCGCCGCTTGGTGCGTGTATACCGCCGGTCCAGAGTTCGTTCCGCCCAGCGGCGAAACCGTCTGCAATATCCCATACGGAGCCGGAATCTTCGCCTTTTCATTCTGGGCCAATCTATCAACCTGGATCTCGGTGTAAAACCCCGCCGCCATCGCCAAGTTGTTCGCGAGAGACCGGGCAGCGGCATTTGCCATCCGAGTCAGCGGACCCATGATCTCGACCACACCATCCGCCCAGAATGACCCGCGCACCCGCCGGAACCCCATCTTGTAGATCGGCCGCTTGCCCAGCGGATCATCGTTGATCCTCGCCCCAATCAGCCGCCCCTTGTTCAGCATCCAGCAGACAATCGAGTACACCTCCGAATCGCCCATCCCTTCGTCCGGAATCCCAAACTCCTTGAGCATCTTGCCCGTAGCATAGGTGTAGTGCTCGATTACGTCGTAGAGCCCAGGTTGAGTGAGAATGACATTCTCCGCCGTCCGGGACTCAAGATCGGCGCGCTCCTGATCATCCCACCACCAGTTTTGCAGCCCAGTAGTCCCATACCGGGCAATCATTTCATTGATAACGTCCGCCTTGAACCCATCAACCCCGGCAAAATCCGATAGCTCATGCGCCTGGAGCCTCAGCCGAATCGATATGTGCGAGTGATTCACGTCGCCAGAACCCGGAGCAGGGTACACATCGAACGGGCTCGGACTCTCAAACGTCCTGCGCGCCTTCTTGACCACCTTCGCGCTCTTGTAGTCCTCTGCCCATGCCAATTCCTTCGTCATCTTGACCACCGGCCCTTTTACGAACCCGGTACCCAGCCCAACCAGATCGTCATATGCGTCCCTCAGGACCGGCAATAGACCACCCTCCACCATTTCGTCCCATATGCGTTCCGCGTTGTTGTCCGCCCGCTTCTGCGCCCACTCCCGAACCTTGGTTTTTGCCTGCGCCTTCAGCGAATCCATCAATTCCCGCATAGCCTCAGCCGTGTCCCCAACCACCGGCCCCATTATCTGCATTTTTGCCGCCGTCTCGGCCTCAATGATCTGCATCACTTGCGGCGGTAATTCAGGGACCGGGCTCGCCTCACAGTCAAAAAACCGGTCGGTAAAATACAGGTCGCCCAGCCACGCAATCGCCGTAGCGCACTTTTCTTGCGGCAACGGCACGAATATCTCCGAGCCGCCACCCTCAGCCCGGATCAAAGTCAGTTCGGATACCGAGTACTCCGACTTGCGGGCGCGCAGCAAGTCCAGGAAATGTTGCTGTAGCCTGTCTTTTGCAATCCTGGCCTGCTCAAACTCCGACCAGCACAGCCCCTCCAACCGGCTCTCCACTGCCTTTGCCTGCGCATCCGCCGCCGCGTCCCGCGCTTCCTCTGCCAGCACCGCGTCCGCAATCTGCGAGTCAACCACCGTCGATGCTGGGGTGAATATGGGTCTCATTACGCCATCCTCTGTCGGCCAACTACTTCGCGCGCCGCCGTATTGCGCAGCCCAACTATCCGCCAGCCCTGCGCCATCTGCCGAATCGCATCCGCAAAATTGCTCGAATCGTCGTGTACTGGCTCGTCAGCATACGATTGCGTCGCAGTATTCCACTTTTTCCGATATTTATCTAGCGCCGCCACGCCGTCCGCACAACCTACCTCATCGAACCAGATCGACCCGAACATCGACCGCAGCGCTGTAATCCCAGTCAGCACCCGCTCAATCCTAGGCACAACCTCGAATGTTTGGCCCGGCATCAACTGGCGTAGATAGTCCAACGTCGATTTGCCGGCCCGCAGGGACTTGTGCGCCGCGTCGTGCGGCAGATAGTGCGTGCCAAAAACAACATTGCGATCCTTGATCCAGCCCCGCAAATAATCGACGTAGTGCTCCAACGGGCGCTCGCTTGCCTGGTACGCCGCAAGCATCCTGTGTTCCATCGTCACGTACTGATGGAGCCATATTGCTGTGGTGTCGTTCCAGCCAATGTCCCAAAATGTGTCAACTGGGACACCCCTCGTAATCGGTATATCCCGCTTGATCCGGCCCGTAGCCCGGACTGCCGACATTTCGTGCACATAATACGCCCCCTGAATCGATGCCTGGAACGCCTCAGCCAACGTGCTGGGGTGCTCCTGGTGCATCATATCGCCCTGCTCCAACGCCTTGCCGCGATACCACGCCCGCTGCTCCGGAGCCAGCACGGTGTTGCACTTGGCCTCCACCGCTGCAAAATACGCCATCAGTGCGTGATCCAGCACGATCCCCGTTGCCGGGGTAACATTGCGTGCGTCGCGCCACCACGGAAAAAAATGTAGTCGGTAGTCCATCTCAGTCAGGACAGCGCGGCCCGCAGCAATCTCCAGCTCCAGCGCTTCGGCGGCTCGGACACGATCCGCAAAATCGCCGGTAACTCCGTACATCGTGCTCTCCACAGTCACAATCGACCCCGGCGCCACCGTATTGAGCGCGCCAGCCCGGACTTCCAACGCTTTGGCGGGCTGCAACGCGCACATCGGACCGTACTCCGATATGTGAAGATAATTGAGCGTGCCGGACCGTAGCGACGTCCCGACATTGATCGTAGACCCGTTTGCAAACTCGGCGATCCCCGTCATATCGCGCTTGACTAGCGGTATTGCATCGCGCAGCCACGCCGGCAGCCTATCGTATGCGTAGAGGATTTTGCCACGGAAAAACCGCTGCGCATCTGCCAGATTATGCGCGATAATCCCCGACTGACTCCCAGCCCGGAATAACGCGGTATCCAGCGCGCGGATACACGCCCACGTAGTTATCCCGTGCTGTCGGGATTTTGGCACCAAATTCCGGAAATGCAGATTGCGATCCAGCTCAATCTGCACGGGATTGGGCTCGAACCTCACGTCGTGCCCGTCTGCATCTAGTATCCGATACAGGTGCCGCATACGCCAGCGGCGCGACTTGAGCCTCGCGCGCACGCGATCGTAATCAATCGGTCGGGTATCGATCCGCTGCGGCGGCTCACTGTATGCCATTACACACAACTCCCTGCGGCTTCGGGATCGCGCATGAATTTTACGCCGGCGGCGAAGTCGGTGACGCGCTGGATGCCGATCCAGAGGGTTTTGACGC